ATTTAAATTAGATACGGATAATGTAATATTAGGAGATGGAGCAGCGGCTAATATAGTAGATGGTGCAGAATATAACGTCATTATAGGAAAACAAGCAGCAGGTCTTGGAACTATAACTACTGGTGCCGATAAAAATGTTATTTTGGGGTATCAAGCAGGTTATGATTTAACAGGTGGAAATAATAATGTTCTTTTGGGGCACATGGCAGGTGCTAATGTTGCAAATGCTGATAGTAATATATGTATTGGTGAAGCTGCTGGATTTAAAACTGCTACAACTAATGCAAATGTTTATATAGGCCAGAATGCAGGGCAGGAGAGCCTAGCTGCTGGAGCAGTTTTTATAGGATCAAGTGCAGGCAAAGGTATCACAGGCGGCACACCAGATTATAGTATTTTTATAGGGTATCAAGCAGGTTATAAATCTAGTGATGCAGATTGGAATATTGGAATAGGCTATAGGTCTTTATATACTCTTGATGATGGAGATAATAATATTTCTATAGGTCGAGACGCAGCATATAGCTTAACAGACGGATCTTATAATATAGTTATGGGCCATTTGGCAGGTTATAATATAACAACTGGTACAGGTAATATTATAATAGGCTCCGGAAGTTTAGGTGTAGCAGGAGAATCAAATCAGCTTAGAATAGGAAATGGAACTGCTATAACTACAATCTCTGCATCATTATTAACAGGTGATATAATATTTCCAGCAGCAGTTAATATCGGAGGAACACAAAGATCTTTATTCACATCTTGCAGTTTAGCTTATAGTGGTAGTAATGTTACACAAGTAACTCAATCCTTCACATCGGGAAATACACAAATAACAAATATACTTTATAGTGGTTCATTTGCAGATGGTAATCCTCTTTCAATAGCCGTGACTGGGTCAGATGGAGTAAATAAATTATATACATTAACATACAGTGCAAGCTTAGTAACACAAATATTGGTAACATAAAATGGGAAATGTTTTAACAGACGGCTTATCAACGATATGGACTCCAGCAGTAGTTAGAGCTAATGTTTTTCTTACTGCTTCTATATCTGCTTCTTCTTGGTACCCAAATTCTACTAGCCCACAGGCCACTTACAGGCCAGATTTCGTCACGGGATCCCTTAAACCAGACTTACCCACAGCCACTACAGAATTAGGCTTTTTTAAAATCCCAGGAAACTTTCAAGCTGCTGGAAATACTTCCTGGCTTAGTGCCGGCACTAATGGTCCAGACGATCAAGATTTGTTTTTTGATTTGGATAATGGGACTGGAAGAACAGAAGTTATAAACGCTATGGTTATTTCATCCCCTACTAATACAGCTTGGCAAGCAGGAGGTTATTCAATTAGTGCATCACAAGACGCAAATACCTGGACTCCTTTGACTGGAAGTACATATTATGCAGCTAATAGTGCACCAGCAACTGGATACGATGCTACAATGACATTTTCAAACACAACAGCATATAGACACTACAAAATAAGATTAAAAAATACTGCCGGGGCATATGATGGAATATCCCAAGTTTTTGGATGGGATGTAAATAAGTTTACTGGGGGTGGATCTACCCATGGATCTGCAAGTGCAAATCTCTTGAACCCAAGTGAAGCAAATGTAACAGGAAGTTTTAAGGGTGAATCAACTTCTCACACAACGCTAGCTAAATTAACATCTGCAGAAAGAGATAATTATGGTTGGTATTTTAATGAGGACATAGGTAGTGCAGATCTTAATTGGGGAGACGGAGCAAAATTATTTAGGGGGATATTTTGGTTGGGATATTCTAATACTCAATATTACCCAGGAAAATTCCAAGTTTATAAATCAAATACTGGTGCTTTTAATGATTGGGATTTAGTTAATACAATAGATATGAATGCCCAACAAGATTTTGTTGATTATGGTTACTGGTTTTTAGATTTTGGAACTCCGATTAAAACCCAATATTTAAGAATGGTATTTTATGAAGAAGCCGCTGAAGATAACCCCAATAATACCACTTTAGCATGGAATGGATGGATGTATGAAATGGTATCTGCATCTGCTCCTCCTGCACCAACCAATCTAACAACAGTAGCTCAAGATAGTAACGTGGCATTAACTTGGACCCAAAATTCAGGTTCGGATAATAGATTGTTTGACATATTTTATAACTTAGAAAGAAGTGATGATGCTGGAAGTTCTTATACAAAAATAGCAACAATATCTGGTTCATTTATACCATTGGCAGATACAGGATCTTCAGGAACTAATACTCCAACATATTATGTTGACACATCAGTAGCAGATGGGGATTATTTATATAGAGTACAAGCAGCTAATATACATCATTTAACCACAGGAAGCTATGTAACATCAGATTCTATAACATTGCCGGTGGCCGGAGCAGCAGCTTCTAAAAAAATATATATAACTAATAAGGGCAATGTAATGATAAATCCAAATGATACAACTCTTATTGAGATTTAATTAATTTTTAGTAAAAAATCTGATATTTATATAGACAATGAACATATATACATATATACAAAAAAGGGAATGTTAAAGTTATGGAAAGTGCAATCGAAAGAGCTGCTGATAAAGCAGCAGTAAAAGAAAAAACAAATAAAATTGAACAAGTTGACTTAGATGAAATTACTAAGCTTAGGGATAACTACCAAAATGTTACATACACAATTGGTCAGCTTAATATTGAAAAAAGGCTTATTAAAGAACAATTAGATAAATTAGAAGGAGAGATTAGCAATCAATACAATGCATATGAAAAGCTAAGGTCTCAAGAAGAAGATTTTGCAAAACAATTAGAAACAAAATACGGCCGAGGAGAATTAAATCTTCAAACAGGTGAGTTTACGCCTGTGCAACCGTAATTTTCAAAGATTTTTTTATATTTATATATAAATTATTTTTTGTTGAAAAAAAGAAACATTACACAAACAATAAGGGAAAATACAAATGGCAGAAAGAATAGTAAGTCCCGGTGTCTTCACCAATGAGAATGACTTATCTTTCCTACCTCAAGGTATCGGCGAAATTGGAGCTGCAATTATAGGACCTACCGAGTTTGGACCAGCATTTTGGCCAACTCAAGTAACTAGCAACAATGATTTTAACGAAATTTTTGGAGGAGACTGGGAAGACTCATATTTACCGTACGCAATTAGGAGTTATTTAGATAACGCAGGCGTAATTACGGTTATTAGAATTTTAGGATTAAGTGGATATGACAGCAAAGTTGCTGTTATAAAGCAAGGCAGTGGATCATCTGCAATATGTGCAACAGGATCTGATGCATTTTCTATAACAGCAATAGCAGATGGCGACGTCTTTCAAGTAACTGGTTCAACTGGAACAAAATACCAATTTATGGCAATGGACCATCCAGTACCACCAGATCAGCCACCTGTGTATTATTTTCCTACCGGAAGTGCATTAGGCGCCAGTGTGACAAATTTAGAAACACAAATGAATGCTGTGACAACTACTACAGGAGTATCTGTAAATTCTGGTTCTACTGGAATATTTGAATTAAGTGCTTCAACATGTGGAGATGCAGGAAACGATATAGATTTTGTAAGTGGATCTACAACAGCAAACTTAGGTGGTGGAGTTGATGCTACATTACAAAGAGCAGTAGCTGTAATTCATCATTCATGGGCAAATACAGCACAAACATTTGAAGATGGTGCAATTGCAGCACCAGCATCTGCCTCTTCTTTCGTGTACACACTGTCTTCATCACTAGATGCAGTATCTTGCTCTCTTGATTCAGCAAACAAAAACTTTATAAACAATATATTTGGCACAGGACCTAAAAAGGGAACAATAAATACGACTTCAGGAGACCCAGAAGTTTCAACAGACCCACAAGATAGAGCTTATATGTATATGAACTTTAAAAATTGGGCAAAATCAGATATAGATGCTAGTCCAGCTACTTCTGCTTCACTTGAAGTTGTAGACTTAGATCTTTCAGGATCTGTTGATGGAGTGTTTAGAGGATCAGTTACTCCTTGGATTCAATCTCAATTAGCAGGTGGAGTAAATCAAAAGCTATTTAGAGTTCACCATTTAGCTCATGGTACAGATACTAATACACAATTTAAAATTGGAATTAGAGATGTTAAATTTGCTAGTGAAATAGCTAAATCAGAATACGGTTCATTTACTTTAGTAATAAGAAAATATGATGATACAGATAAAGTTCCAACTGTTGTTGAAACATATAAAAATTGTAACTTAAATCCAAAAAGTACTAATTATATTGCTAGATTAATTGGCGATAAATATTATGAATTAAATTCTAGTGGAAAGCTTAAGGTTTACGGAGACTGGACTAATATTAGTAAATTTATCAGAGTTGAAGTAGATGATAATGTAAAATATGCAGGATATGATGGTGCATTAGTACCTTTAGGGTTTAACTCGATAACTCAACCACTTACAGGATCTTTAGTGCTTCCAGCTGCTACTATGATTTCGGAACAAGTTGTTGACAGTGAATATAATAATAAAGTATACTACGGATTCAGCTTTACAGATATTACAGATGGTGCAGATAATTATCATTATTTGAAACCCTTTCCAAATGGAGCAGATGCAGGTGCGAATGAGGATTTTGATTTAGGAAATTATACTTCACATCCAAGCTCAAGTGCACCAAATGTATCTTTAAGCTCATCTAGTTCACCCTTAAGTGCAAGAAAATTTATTGTTCCTATGACAAATGGCTTTAACGGATATGATCCTGCTAGAGTTGTTAAAAAGGGAGAATATATTAGTGCTACTAACTCTTTTGGATATGATATATCAACATCAAATGCTGATGGCTATTTAGCTTATAAACGAGGTTTAGATGCACTTTCAAATCAAGATCTCTATGATTTTAATATGCTATTACTTCCAGGAGTTATTAGAAGCCAACATTCTGCATTAACTCAGGCCGCAATGGACCTTTGTGAAAGTAGGGGAGATGCATTCTATGTAATGGATTCAAGTACACAAGATGCATCAATTAGTAGTGCTATTAACACGGTAGCTTCTATTGATACAAGCTATTCAGCAACATATTATCCTTGGGTAAAAATACTTGATACAAATATCAACTTACCTGTTTGGGTACCACCTTCAGTAGTACTTGGTGGTGTGATTGCCTATAATGATAAAGTTTCTTATGAATGGTTTGCACCTGCCGGTTTGAATAGAGGCGGACTAACCGAGGTACTTGATGCTTACGATAGAGTTACTCAATCTGATAGAGATGATCTATATGATAGTAGTATTAATCCTATAGCTTCATTTCCAAATGAAGGCTTTGTTGTTTGGGGACAAAAAACTCTTCAGGTTAAAGCAAGTGCACTTGACAGAATAAATGTAAGAAGGTTATTAATAGCTGCTAAGAAGTTTATAGCTTCATCTACTAGATATTTAGTGTTTGAACAAAACTCTTCTGCAACAAGAAATAGATTTTTAAACATCGTCAATCCTTATCTTGATAGTATACAACAAAGGCAAGGCCTCTATTCTTTCAAGGTAGTAATGGATGAAACTAACAATACTCCAGATGTAATTGATAGAAATGAAATGATAGGAGCAATTTATCTTCAGCCTACAAAAACTGCTGAATTTATTATTCTTGACTTCAATATATTACCAACTGGTGCTACCTTTCCTGAGGATTGATCATTAGGGTTTTTTAAACTTTCTAATATTTATTATTAAACAGGGAAACAACGGAGAAGACACACAATGGCAAATTTAATAGATCCTAATGAGATAATGTTCACGTCTTTTGAACCAAAACAAAAGATGAGGTTCATTATGTATATTGATGGCATACCCTCTTATCTTATAAAAAAGGCTTTTAGGCCTTCTATAACTTCTGAAGCAGTTACTTTAGATCATATAAACGTTCAACGACATGTTAAAGGAAAGTCAAAGTGGGACCCAATGTCAGGTATAGAACTTTATGACCCAATTGTACCTTCGGGTGCTCAAGCAGTAATGGAATGGGTTAGAGCTAGTCATGAATCTGTAACAGGTAGAGATGGATATTCAGACTTTTATAAGAAGGATGTTACTATTAATATGTTGGGACCTGTTGGTGATAAAGTTGAAGAATGGACTTTAAAAGGAGCTTGGTGCTCTAAAGCTGATTTCGGAGATGTAGATTGGGCTGGTACAGATGTTGCATCTGTTTCCATTGATATTACATTTGATTACGCAATTTTACAATATTAATTTGCAAAAAAGAATAATCCCTCACTTGCAATAATTAAAGGCTCTCTTTGTAGAGTCTTTTTTTATGTTTTTTAAAAACTATATATTTATATATACAAGTTACACATACACACTAAGGAGAGAAAAGTTATGTCTAAAATAGTTGATCCAGAATATACTGGTATTGAACCAAAAGTCAAGCAAAAAAGCGAAAACAACACACCACAATTCCCAACAGAAATTGTTGACCTTCCAAGTAAGGGTTTACTTTATGATGAAGGAAATCCATTAAGATCGGGAAAGGTTGAGTTAAAATATATGACTGCGAGAGAAGAAGATATTTTAACTTCTCAAAATCTAATTAAACAAGGCGTAGTTATTGACAAACTTTTAAAAGCTCTTATTGTTTCAAATGGTGAGGGCGAAGAAGTACCCTATCATAAGCTTTTAATTGGAGATAAAAATGCTATAATGGTTTCTGCAAGAATATTAGCCTATGGTGCAGAATATGAAGCGGAATGTATTGATCCCTTTACAAATGATAAACAAAAGGTAAAAATTAATCTTTTAAATCTTAAAGACAAAGAACTTAATGCAGACGAATATAAAACTGGAAATAGATTTACGTTTACACTTCCTGCTTCTAAAAAAGATATTGAATTTAAGCTATTACAACACGGAGATGAAGTAAAGATTGATCTTGAAATAAAATCTCTTAAAAAACTAAGAAAAGAAGTGACTAGTGAGCTTACTACACGGTTAAAACATATGATTCTTTCTGTAGATGGAGAAACTGATAAAAGTAAAATTAGTGGCTTTGTAGATAATATGTTATCTAGAGATTCACTGGCACTACGAAAACGTATCCAAGAGATTACTCCAGATCTAGATATGACCTTCGACTTTATAAGTGAAGCTACAGGTGAATCACAAACAATCCCAATCCCTCTAGGAGTATCCTTTTTTTGGCCTGGGGTCTGAATACAGACCCATGCTGCATAATCAAATATTTGAAATGCTATATCATACACAAGGTGGTTTTGGATGGCATGAATTATATAATATGCCAGTATGGCTCAGACGGTTTTACTACACAAAATTAGCAAAACAATTACAAAATGAGCATGATCAAGCTCAAAAAGCCTCTAAAGGCGGAACGTCTCCAAGTGCAATCCCTCGTGGCCCCTTTGGTCCAAAATAGCTATAATTTTCTTTAATCTAGATATTTATATAAAATTCATTATATAATAGTAGGATATGACATGACTAAAAGAGAAGAATTAAAAGAAGTACTCAGAGCTCATATGCAAAAAGCTCATAATAAAGGCACTCTTAAAGAAGGTTGGATCGAGAACTTTATTGATGATATCTTTGATGGAGCTAAAGAAAGAAGATTAAAGAATGACCCTTCAATTCAGCGCTTATCAAAAGAGATGGATGCTGCATTACAAAGGATGTACAAACAATCTATAAAAACATACGGATCAACAGATAAATTCCCAGATTATTTAGTAGCTTGGTTCAAAGAAGGCGGATATAAACTATAAAGGTATAGATTATGGCCAAGAAAAATCCCAGAAAAAAATTACTTGATGCTGCAGGAGCAGAGAGAGATCTGAATAAGGAGCTTAATAAGCTTCTTGAAGGTCATAATGAGTCATTAAATGACAGTTTAGTACTTATGCAACACAAATTAAATTTGGGGACAAAAGCTCAACAACAATCTGCAGCTGAAATTAAGCTTGCCGCTGATCTTTCAAAGAATAAAGAGACTCAACTAGCATTACTCAAACAAATGGTAGATGCAGAAAAAGCAGGAAATATGGCTGCATATTATAGATCCCAGGTGATGTTAGAACAGATTACATCTGAAACTGAGGTTTTACAACTTAGAACAGATATGGCAGCTAAAACTAAAGAGCTTACTGCTGACTTAGATGCGTGGCAGAAGAAGATGAAAGATATAGTTGTCTTAGGAAAGGAAATGGCGACTGACTGGAGAGTCATAGGAGTTGTATTAGGTACTGCAGCACTTAAAGCTGGAAAAGAGTTTAAGCACTGGCACAAAGAGCTACAGATGAGTGGAGCTCAAGCATTTACGTTAGGCACGAATATAGCTTCAGCAGGAGTAAGTGGTTTAATGATGGGAGTTTCAATTGAAGCAACTAAAAAGGCTGCAACAGCATTAGTTACAGAAATGGGATCATTAGGATCAGTTACAACACAGATGATTCAAGATTCTGCTTATATATCTGATAACTTTGGTGTTTCGGCAGAAAATGCTGCTAAACTAACAAGAATGTTTAAAGGAGCAGAGGCTGCAACTGGTAGAACATCAGCCGAAACTTCTAAAATGGTCAAGGATATGGCTACCGCTGCAAACGTGCCCGTAGGCGTAGTTATGACAGATATGGCTGAGAATATGGAGCATTTTGCAAAATATTCAGATGGTTCAGTTGACAATATGGCAAAAATGGCTATTGAAGCTAAAAAGCTTGGTGTGTCTATGGGTAGTATTGCTAAAATATCTGATAATCTATTAGATATTGAAAGTTCAATGGCTGCAGAAATGGAAGCCTCTGTTTTATTAGGAAGACAACTTGACTTTAGTAGGGCAAGAGAATTGGCTTGGGCAGGCAAAACTGCTGAAGCTGCAACTGAAGTACTAAGTCAAATGGGTGGCATAGCTGGTTTCAATAAAATGAATGTATATCAAAGACAAGCAGCTGCTGCAGCTGCAGGATTAGAAGTTGATGAACTACAAAAGGCATTACAAGCTGAAAAGTCACAAAATGAACACATGGAAAAATATGGCAACTATTGGGGAGATGTAATTTCAAAGGCAACTAAATACGGAAGTATTGCAATGGATGGTGCTACTTATGCAGCTGAAAATGCACATAATATAGCAGCTATGGGGGGAGCATTATCAAACGCATCTAAGTGGATTGGAAAAATTAACATACTTGAAAGTATAAAAAACGGGATACTTACTGCAAGAGCTGGAATTATGAAGCTGATTGGTAAGGGTGGCGGAGGTGGCGGAGTTACCCCAGATGCAACTAAGGATTTAAAAACAAAGGCTGTAAAACAACCTGCAGGAAAAGGTTTAAAAGATACAGCAGGCGGCTTAAAGGCAATGGGGAATGCGAAGGTTCTTTTTGGAATAGCAAATTTAGCTTTAGCAGCACCTGTATTTGTATTATCATTAGCAGCAATACCATTTCTAACTTTTATGGGTTTGACTCCTTTAGCAATGTTAGGTCCTAATCTTAAAGGTTTGGCACAAGGACTAACATCAATGGGAAAAGCAGCTGCAGGTGTTCTTGTAATGGCATTAGCAGGCCCAGCATTAGCATTAGCTACATTATCACTACCATTTTTATTATTCATGGCAATACCAGGACTTGGAGCAGCAATACAAGTGAACTTTGCACTATTGGCTGCAGGCTTAGCAGCATTCGGCAATCCAGCAACAGCAGTATTTGTACTTATAGGTATAGGCCTTTTAGCAGCCCTTGGAGTAGCAATGATACCATTTGCATTTGCTCTTAGCTTAGTAACTCCGTTAGTAGAGGCTTTTGGAAACATAATAATAGGGGTATTTAGTGTAATGCCTCCAATCATTGAAGCAGTAGGGGCAGCAATATCTAATGTTATTGGTGCTATAGGAGGATTCTTTACCACTCTTGGAAGTTTAGATCCTCTGCAGATTCTTTTATTAGCACCAGGACTTGCCGCTTTAGGTCTGGCAGGTATGTCAATGCTTATAGGAGCACCCGGTTTCATTGCAATGGCAGTAGGAATAACAGCATTAGCTGGAGCTCTTACTCTACTTTTACCTCTTATGCCAATGATTGAAACATTAGCTTCAATTGGTGGATTAAATGTAGGAGGTGGAGCAGAAGGGGGAGCTGGAGGAGCTGCAGGTGGAGGAGATAATATAGTTGCAACTAAGCTTGATGA